GTTGCTTACCTAGGGTAGCCTTTCATCCAGAGTGAGGGTAGCTTTATCTTCGACATTTCACTGGAACCCAGTAACAGGCTTTCGCCCGGTATTTATAGTGTCTTCGCACTAGACTTTAGAGTGTCTTACCACTAGTTAAGAAATTTAAAGTGTTTCCACTAGAGTTTAGAGTGTCTTACCACTGGTAAAAGAGATTTAAAGTGTCTCCACTGGTATTGGAATTTAAAGTGTTCCCACTGGTTATTGTAAGTTTATAGACCTTAAGTCTCCGATTAATCTACATTCATGATAGCAGGATAGCTGGGCCGGGAGAAACCAGGCAGAAAGTGGTTTACCGCGCCCATCAACGCCGATTTGGCGAAGCGGCTGATAATACCACCAAAGCTGACGCCCGCGTGGGCGCCTCCGTGCTTCGCCAACGTGTTAGCGGCTGCAGTCATCACATGTGGTTTATGTGGCGCTGCCGCTGTAGCCATCGTGGCGGAAACGGAACCTAGTTCAATCTGGCATTCCAAGTGATAGACCACCTGGACTAACACAGCTGCGGCCTTAGACGCAGGCCCACCTTCATATCGAATATGGCAGTGGTCCCACGATGGTACAGTTGCTCCTGTCCAGGGAACGTAATCTTTGAACTCAGCTCCCTGACTCTTGGAAATCCAATGGATGTCCATTTCACTGCCAGGGAAAATCTTGATATCTTCATGCAAACCTCCGTTAGTTACAAACGGCGCAGTCGACGTAGGACTTTCCGGACATGTAATAATCCGAAAGTAGCCGCTCTGGGTCGTCGGGGGCTCCAGGTTGGTAACCTTCAAGCCCCACCCGACAATCCTGAACTTGTCAAAGGCCGCTTGGTAAGCGGCAACGTCGGTCAGAGTTTGTCCGGCTGCCCAGGTGTTAACACCTGCGGAGCCACTCGTCGCGGCGTGAGTATACGTGGCCAGGGCCACATTAGGGCCCACAGCACAATCCGCTCGTCCATTCGCATCAGTGGCCATGGTGAAGGTATCACGAATGGTCACGGCTACAGACTTCGTCGAGTTCTCGTCGGGGAGTTTCGCTCCTACGGCTTGTTCCGAAAATGGATTCGAAATGGCCACAGTGTGCGCATGGTCCCCGGCGACCGCCGTCGCCGCCATGGAGCTCCTAGCATTCCTGCTCGGAGCTCCAAAGTTCTGTTTCAACTTGACAGAAGACGTCTTCTTCTGACTGCGGCGGCGCGCATTCCGGGATCGGTTC